GCCGCCGCCATCGTCGGCGGCGTCGGCCTCATCATGCTCGGCGTGGGGTCGATTTCCGCGGGGGCCGGACTCGCGGTGTTCGCCGTCGGCGCCACGGCCGCCTCGCTTGCGACCGCCGCCCTCGCTCTTGGGATGGCTGCGCTCGACGTCGCAATGGCGGGCGTCGCCGCTTCCATCTCGACCTCAGCCGACGGACTCGGAACCATGGGAAAGGCGATCCCCAAGATATCCTCCGGCGCCCCCGGTGCCGCAGCCGGCCTCGGTGCGCTTGCCGTTGCGGCAGCGGTCGCCGCCCCCGCCCTTGCCGCCGCATCGCCGTCCCTGGCGTCGTTCTCCGCCTCCTGCGGGACCGCCTCGGCGTCGGCCCTGCTGCTTTCCGCCTCCGTGGCAGCAGTGGGTTCTATGGTCGCGGCGAGCATGGCGGCGGCGTCGGCCTCCTCGGTTTCGTTCGGCGTCCGCTCCGGCGCGTCCTTCAACCGCTTCTCGGCTTCTGCCAGGAATGCGGCAAGCGCCGCCCGCTCCGCGATCATGGGGGCCTGCCGGCAGATGTCGGCCGAGGTCGGATCGATGCGGCTCACGCTCCCGCGCATCGACGTGGGGCCGCTGCCGCACTTCTCGATGAGCGGCAAGTTCGACGCGCAGACGGGTTCGGTCCCGTCGGTCAACGTTAACTGGTACGCCAGCGGCGCGGTCTTCGGGCCGAACAGCCCGCGCGTCATCGGAATCGGCGACAACCGGCGATACGACGAGGCGGCCATCCCGCTGAGCCCCAAGGTGCTGGGCGGGATCGGCAGGGGAGTCGCCCAGACGATGGATGTCGGCGGCGGCTCGGACGGCGGCGCGGTCATCGCGTGGCTCGACCGCAACCTCCCGGCGATCATCCAGAAGTACACGCCGGTCACGCTCGAGCGCGACCTCGACAGGCACATCAGGGCGGTGGCACATGCATAGGATGCACTACGTCTCGTCCTCGGGTGAGCGCGTCGACCTCGACGGCGACGGCATCTATGTCGGCACCGCTGCGGGCGTGCGCTCGCGCGAGTGGAGCTACGACCTCTCATGGCGCGGCGTCTACGGCATCTCGCGAGACGCGAGGGAGGCGACGGTCGATGCCGTGCTGTCCTCGGCGGCTGCCGACAGGCTAAGGCGGCTTGCGGACAGGGATATCTCCGTCCGCGAGCCCGGCCGTCTCGTCGTCGACGGTGTTTGGTACCAGCGCGCCTATATCGCGAAGTCCGAGACATCGCAGGTCTACGGCAGGCGGGGTATCGCCGCCACGCTTACCGTGCTGCTGTTCGACGGGTCCTGGCGGCGCGAGGTCGTCCAGGAGTTCTACGCCCGGGAGGACGAGGACCTGACCGGCCTGGACTTTCCCCATGACTACGAGTACGACTACGGCGGCTCGGTCGCAAGCCGGTCGGTCACCGTCGACGGGCTGGTGCCCGCCGACCTTAAGCTCACGATCTTCGGTCCCGCGTCGTCACCGCGCATCACCGTGACGCAGGGGGACTTCATCAACGTCTACTCTGCGGACGTTGAAGTGCCTGGCGGCTCCAGGCTCATCATCGACGGCTCGAGCTTCCCCAAGACGATCAAGCTCGTCGGCATGTATGGTGAGACCGAGGACCGCTTCGCCGACGGCATGCGCGGAGAGGGCGCCGGAAGCGGTTCCTACTGCTTCGAGCAGCTTCGGCCCGGTACGTCCTCTGTCGCATGGGACGGCTCGTTCGGCTTCACCATGACCCACTATCTTGAGGAGGGGGAGCCTCCTTGGAACTCATAGTCGCCGACAGCGCCGGCAGGACGCTCTTCCCGATTTCTGACTTCGAGCTGGATATGGACTCGGGCTGGGGCGACGGCGTCGACAACTCGTTCGATCTCGTGGTGCGCGACTCGTCCGTACCGTTGCCGGAGGCCGCTTGGCGTGTTTTCGCCGACGGCCTGGAGATCGGCGGGCGCGTCGAGGGATTCGAGCTCAAGACGCGCCGCACCTCGTCCGAGCTGCACTGGACCGGATCGACCTGGACTGGAGTGCTCGAGAAGCGCCTTCTGTGGCCCGATCCGGGCCAGGACTATCTCGTTCTCTCTGGGGACGCTAACGCCGTGCTGCGGTCCGCGGTTAAGCGGCTCGACATCGGCTCCCTCTTCACGGTTCCCGATGCCGACGCCGGGGTGAACGTCAGTTACCGATGCAGCAGGGACGCACCCGACGCCTGGACCAACCTTAGGCTGGCGATGCGCTCCGCAGGCCTTCGCCTCGATGCGAGGTGGGTGGGCGGATCGTGCAGGCTCCAGGCGGTGAAGGTGACAGACTGGCGCGGCAGGGTCGACTCCGATCTCGTAAACTTCGACCTCAAGAGCGACCTGCTCGTCACCAATCACCTCAAGGCTGCCGGCAAGGGCGAACTTGCGGCCAGAGATGTCGTGGACGTCTACGCCGACCGGGAAGGCAGCGTGGGCACCGTGAAGGCGATGACCGGCGTCTTCGAGCTCGAGGAGTACTACGACGCCAACAACACCGAGGGCGACGATCTCCGCGACCAGGCATCCAGCCGACTCGAGGACAAGCAGTCCGAGGGCAGCGTGACCGTGACGGTCAACGAGGGCGTCGAGTTCGGCCTCGGCGATATCGTTGAGGCCAGGCACTATTCGCCAAACGTGACGGTCTCGGTCGAGATCAGCAGCAAGATCGTAAAGGCCGCGGGGTCGGGCTACAGCGCCACGTATGGCGCATCGCCTGGTGCGGTGGGGAGATAGGAGACTGCTATGAAGCAGATAGAACTCATCGGCCCGCCCCTTTACCAATGGGATACGGGTCGGCGCGTCCGCGTCTCGGTCCGCGGCGCGACGGAGGCCCACTTCGCCATCGCCGGATCGGCACGCGCATTGGTGACCTCGGTCGTCGGCGGCGAGGCCCCGGTGCCGTCGCTCCTGCTGACGGCGGGCGCCGACATTGCCGCATGGGCGAGCGATGGGCGCGACACGCAATCGCGCGCCGTGCTCAGGGTGCGCCCGAGGGCCAAGCCGGACGGCTATATCTACACCGATGACGAGGTCAAGACCTGGGCTGATGTCGAAGACTGGGTGCGAGAGCAGCTGAAGTCCGCAGGCGAGCCCGGCACGAAGTGGTATGTCGGGGGAGGCACCCCCGCCATAGGTGGTCGCGTCGGGGACCTCTACCTCGACAGTGAGACTGGCACCTATTATCGCTACGGCGAGATTGGAGATACAAATGGCTAACACGTGGAATCAGGTGGGAACCCTCAAGGGTCCAAAGGGCGACAAGGGTGCGACGGGCGATGCCGGCCCCAAGGGCGGCAGCGTGCGCGTTGCGAGCATCAGCGTCCCGGCTGGCGGCGACGTCGCCTTCTCGGCGCTCTCGCCGTCCGACGGAGTTCAGGTCGGCGACCTCGTGCTCGACGCCAAGGGCAGCGTCTACCCCATCTCGGCGGTGGACGCGGGACGATCGACCGCCAGGGTCGGCTCCGCCATCAACGGCGTGAGCCTCAAGGGGCCCAAGGGCGAGACGGGCGCCGTCGGCCCCAAGGGCGCCGACGGCACGTCCATTACCGTCAAGGGCGCGGTGAGCAGCAAGGCCGCCTTGCCGTCCAGTGCCGCCATCGGCGACACGTACATCACGAGCGACACGAGCCACATGTGGGTCAAGACCGCGATGAGCGGCGACGTGCAGTGGACCGACCTCGGCGAGATGAAGGGCCCCAAGGGGGACAAGGGCGCCACCGGCGCAAAGGGAGACAAGGGCGACACCGGCGCCACGGGTGCCCAGGGCCCTGCCGGCCCCGGCATCACGTTCGGCCAGGGAGCCCCCACGGCGTCATCCCAGGCCGGCGCCGTATACATCGATACGGCAGACGGCTTCAAGGTCTACCAGTACGGCGCGAACGCCTAGCGAAAGGAGAACGACATGGCATGGGCTAACATCGGCTCGCTCAAGGGTCCCAAGGGCGACAAGGGCGACACCGGAGCGCAGGGTAAGCAGGGAATCCAGGGACTGAAGGGGGAGACCGGCCCGACCGGTCAGACGGGCCCCAAGGGAGACAAGGGCGCCGACGGCACCTCCGTGACAGCCGGGACCGGCGCGCCGACCGGCACCGCCGTGGTTGGCTCGGTCTACATCGACGCCGCCACCGGGAACCTGTACACCTACAAGGCCTAGTCGGGGGCGTCGACATGGCATGGATTAAGCTGGGCAACCTAAAGGGGCCTGTCGGGGAGACGGGGCCACAGGGTCCCGCGGCCTCGACCGCCCAGACGTTCCTCGCCGCACACCCTGTGGGCTCCCTCTATATGGAAAGCAAGGGCAAAAACCCCGGCGCCACCTATGGGGGAACGTGGTCCATGCGGGACAGCCAGAACGGCTTTATATGGGAAAGGACGGCTTAAATGGAGATTGTGACCGGCAAAGCGGGCGTGCCACACGTCAGCTCGGCCGACGAAGGGCGCCGCATTGCGGGAGAGGTCGGCACTGGCAGCTATGTGCTGCAGACGGGCGGCAAGCTGGCCCCATCGCTTGTCGACGCGAACACCGTCCGTATCGCGACCGGCGACATGATCGTGCAGGGTCGCCATATCGGTGTCACCGCGCCCGAGGACGTTAAGGTGGCGAGCGGCTCGCAAGGCAAGAAGCGCATGGACTATATTTGCGTCCATTACACCCGCGATGTGAGCGGGTCCAGCCCGACTCTTGTCGAGAAGGTTGAGTGGAAGGTTCTCCAGGGAACCCCCGGCTCGAGCGCCGCCGCGCCGTCGGTGCCGAAAGGCTCCATCCTGGACGGTGACGCTGACGTGACGGTTCCGATCTGCTCGGTGACATTCGACGGCCTGACAACGGGTCAGCCTAAGCTTCTCATCCCCGAACTGACTCCCCTGGCAGACCTCGGGGATTCTGTATCCCACATGCCACGGCTGATTACCGGGACTAAGGTGTTGAACAGCCGTGACACCTCCTGTGTCTTGTTCTCGCGCAATGAGTTCCAAAAATTGTTCGGTAGAGGCTTCGACCGGGAGACCGATGTCGTGCTGGCGATGAGTGGAGACGGCCTCAATATCCCGGTGCACGTCGACGGCTGCCAGTACTTTAGCGACACAGGTGACATTTACGTCACTTTTGACCGTGCATGGTACAACGCGATCAGAATCAACTACGCCGTTGCTCTAGCTGGCAGATAGCATTCTGTATCCCGAGTAGCAGTATTCTCAGGATCACGAGTCATAACATTTAGCTCAGAACGGCATGCCCTGTTTGAGATTGAAGAGCAAGTCGATTTATTTGGTCGGCAGCTTGATGCTGGTCGCGACTTCATTGGCGTCATGAATGGCGACGGAAATGTCTCCGAAGCCAGGCCTTTTGTTCATATGACGAACGGGCGAGCTATAGTCGTACTTGACCGAGGATTCTATGGAGCGCTCCGCATAAACTATGTCGCCGTGCTTCGCAGATAGCATTCTGTATCCCTGACGGAGACCAACGGCTATTGGAAAGTTCGATATGCCTGCAGGGCGATAGGGAAGATGGCGGTGCTGTCGGTCCATGCCACTCGCGTTGACAATAACTGGGTTAACGCCCAGGCGTGGGAGAGGTCGCAGATCCTGGCGTACCCACCGGATCTGGCTCCGGTGGGAGGCGAAGTTCTGGCGCCTGCCATCAGCAGTGTCTCTTCGGGTGGCCATACCGACTGCCTGGGCTTTAACGTCGACTCCAAAGGCATTAACGTCAGGATCGTCAGGCAGTGCACCATTCCATCGGACGCTTGGGTCTCCGGAGTCCTAGCCTGGCCGATTGCTTAGCATTCTGTATCCCGGAGGGTCGTGGGGCAGACAAGCACTGGAAAGCTGTATCAGCCTTTCCGGTGCGACCTCCCCTCGGACAGGATGGCGGCGCTTGTCTGTATCTACGACAACGGTCGCCCGCTGGCATCGACCGTATTCCCCATATCCATCTTCGCGCGGTACTGCACCGGCGCGGGGGTCTGCGCCGACTGCTATTACAGTCCGGGCGGCTTCGGTGTCCATGCCTACTATACGGGCGGCATACTCTACCTTATGGCTGACGCCAACATATACAAAGCAGCCTTCGTCGTGTTCTAGGAAGGCGCGGACGGGCTATATGGCCAGGGGGATGCAGCAGACGCAGTTCTCAAATCCATATCCTCTTATTCCCGAGCGAGTCGAGAAATAGAGTTTTACGGCGCCGGACGGCTCGACCACCGCGCCTATCGACTTGCCGAAGCGCTCCGACGTGAACGCCGTGGTCAGGATATTCGACTTCGGCCTCAGGCGCTCGGGAAGCACGAGCGCAGCGCCCGAGGCGAGCTCGCACGCGTCAGATGACGACATCGACCCCGAGACATAGCTGAACCTGACGATGAGGATGCGTGTTGCGACGATCCAGCAGTCCGCCTTTACGGTGCAGCCCAGAAGGCCGACGTTGCCACCGCCGAGATAGCTCGGGGATACAGAATGCTATCTGCCAGCTAGAGCAACGGCGTAGTTGATTCTGATCGCGTTGTACCAT